GAAAATAAAAGCCTCTTAAACCACCTTTTTCTCTGTTGTTATAGTAATCAAAGATATATTCAATATCTTTTAGCTTCTCTTTATTTGCAGAGTCAACAGCTTCTCTATTTTCTGAATGCTGTTCACTAAGTTCTTTGTAGCCTATTAACTCTTTTAAAGCGTCATTAATTATTAAATTACCTTCTTCATCTTTAATTAAATTACCATTTTTATCTAGATTCATTAAACTGATAAATAAATCTAATTCAGATTCTTTTCCTATCCACTCAACATTTTGTAACTTCTTAATAAGATTTTTTACTTTTTTACCAAGTTTAAAAAAGCTATTATCTGTTCTTTCTTGTACATTTTTAGGAACACTAAAAGATATATCTTTTATATTGCTATCAGCACCTTTAATTTTTTGAAGTTCATCAGTATTGTCTTTAAATAACTTTAATAAATCAGAATCCTTAATTTGTATTGTGTTCCACTGTATAAATTGCTCACCATCTTCTTGTAATTCGTTTATATAAGCAAGATTAGGATTATCAAAATGTTCAATTGGGTAACTGCCACGTCTTAATCTAAATAAACCTTTATCTTTTTTGCCGTTAGAATTTACTTTCCTGGCAGTTTGTATTGCTAATAATCCTAAAGATGTACTAGCTACATTTCTAAAATTAGAATCTCTAATTACTACCCCTCTAAAAGATGAATCTTCTTCAATTTTAGCAATGTTCTTCAAAAACTCTTTTTCAGAGTCTTTTTCAAATTTAACATTTAATAGATCAAACATCTCTAAACCTATATCTTTACTAGCATTTCTAGTAAAAATACCTGCATTACCCCAAATAGCAATCTCTTCTTTGCCTAATCTATCTGTTTGTTTAGCGTCTCCATAAAGTAAATCAGCTATTTCAAACATAGCCCTAAATTTACTATGTCCTACATTTACTGCTGCATAATGCATAGTGCTAAGCATCATTGCAAAAATTACTTCATCTGGTAAATTTCCATCTTTATCGGAAAACAGTTTAAAAGCTTGTTTTGCTAACAAACCATTTGCAAGATCTGTTTTATTTAAACCTGAGTTAATTGAGTTAAATGCTTTTTTAAACTCAATAAATTGACTTACTAGTGCTTTTCCGTAATCACTTTCTGGGTCTACTTTGACTTTTTCTAATAAAAGCTTAATAGATTTTTCATCTAAGTTTTTGTTTTGATTAAATGAGAAGAAAGAATCACGCTCTATATCTTTAATTCTAAACAAATCAGTAACACTTAATACTGTATCTCTTAGTTTTACAAAAGTATTAGCAAATTTAGTTAAAAAATGATTTGCTGACTTTTGCCTAAGTTCTGCCGCTATAAAATTTTTAAGCTCTAATTTATGATTAGCAATTTTGTAATTTAATGCATCTACTTTATCTTGTATTTCAACTCTGTTAAAAGGTTTTTTATTTTTTAATATATCTTTAAGAGTATCTCTTTCAGCACTTAATTTTTTTATAAGATTTATAACTCTAGTTTGATAAGCTTTTAAACGTTTATTACGATTAGCTCTAGTCTGTTCTTTAGGATTTGCTAATTCATCAGTAGATACATCTTCGTCTATAATTTCTTCAGCTTCTAAGATAATATCTTCAATTTCTTGAGCAGTCGCGCTATCTGAATCTTTTGCTTCTTTTTTAGGTTTAGCTTTAGGTTTACTTTTAGGCTTAGCTTTAGGTTTCTTTATATCATCAAGACTTCCTGTATCTTCTTGATTCTTAGCGATAATCTCATCAATCTTCTTTTGATTAGCAATGATAGTATCATTTAATTCTTTATTTTTAACCTTGCTATCTACATTATTAAGTACATCAGCGATAACTGCTTTTATATTTTTTGCATATTCAATTTCTAATTCTAATAGTTCAATTAACACATCACTCTTATCATTGATGTACCAATAATTATTTAAATCAGAATCAGGTAATTGCTTACGGCTTGAATATACTTTATAAGTATTCTTATCTACATATACGTCAGTTTTGTTTTTCTTTCTATTAAATATAGCTTTAGCTTTTTGCCAAGCTTTATATTTAAGTTCTAGCCCTAATACAAAATCATCAAATTGAGTTTCTTCAAATACATTGTTTTTAGCATTTTCTAAATAAGTTTCTAAACCTTTAAATTTACCTTTACGACCATTTGTGATTTCATCATGTACATCTAATAAAGTCTTTTTAGCATTTTTCAGTCTTTTCTTTATTGCTCTAAAACTATCTCTAACTTTATTTTTTCTTTCAGCTTGTTCTTTTTGGGCTCCTTGTAAGCTACCTAATGTAGCATTATCAACTCCTTCGTTTAATATATCTATATCTAAAGAATCAGTATCTTGTTCAGTAGTTGTTTCTTGTTTTTTAGTTTCTTCTTTATTAAGTTTATTTAATTCACTTACAATATTCTCTCTTAATTGTACAAAACCAGAAAGTTTTACATCAATTTCTTTTAAAGCTTCTTTATCAGTAGTTTCTTTTTTATCTTTTTGTAATTCTTTTATTGCTTTGTTTATTTCACTATAAGCACCTAATAGATTAGATTTCTTCTCTTCGCGATCTTTAACAGATAAATTATCTTCTTTTGTATTAATGTAGTCGTCATAAGCGGCTTGCGCTACATCAATTAAATCAGATAATTCTTCATTAGTCTGTGTTTGAGTTACTTTCTTTTGAAACTTAAAACTTCCTATTGCATCTTGTCCTGCTTTAATAACTCCTTTAGTTAAATTAACTTCATTCTTTTTAGTTAAGTTATTAATGAGTACGCCTAATTGATTACGCTCTCTATTTAATTCTTTTCTTTTAGCTTTAGATAAATTAGATTGTTTATTATTAAGAATCTTATTGATTGCTCGTATTCTTTTAGCAGCTGAAACAATACTACTACGAGCTGGTGCACTTCCTTTTTTAGCTGCTCTTTTTTTACTACCTAATCGATTGATTGCATTATCTCTAGCTTTTTCTATATTAGCAATCTGTACAGCTGCTTTATCTTTAATAGTTTTTATTGCTTTTGCACTTTTTGGTTTTCCACTTGGTGTTGTTTCGTTTATTCTTTGCTCAGTACGTGCATTTATTCTATCTATTCTTGCTTGAGCACTATCATCAATTCTTTTTGCTCTTTGCTTAATATCAATCTGTACTTCACCTGTATTAAGTTGGTCTAGAGCTTCATTAATAGTGTTTTTAGCGTTAATTACGTTTGAGTCGGCTGTACCACCACTTGAGTCTTTTTGTTGAATTTCAAGCCTGTTTAAAGCGTCTGCAAGGAATACAGCTTTTTCAATAGGTACTTTCTTAGCATAATCGTCAGGTAAAGTAACACCTAAGTCTTGACTAACTTTTTCTATATCACTAACTGTATCTACTAATATCTCTTCAGATTTTTGGTCTTTGCCTCCTGTAGCTTCTTGATTTGTTGCTTCTTGTACTTGTCTTTGGATATTTTGATAAGCTCTAGCAGTAGCTCCTTGATCGCCTGCAAGTCTATTTTGTACTTCATTTATTAAATTAGCTCCACCACTTAACGTAGAACCAGGAACTAAACCTGCTACAAAAGAATTTAATAGCCCTGACCTAAACTCTGCACTATTCATGTCAGGTAGATGACCTTCTTTAATTAAATCTTGAGTTACTTCTTCTACAATGAACTGTAAAAATTCAGTTGTACCTTCTTGAGAACCACCAGTTAGAATACCTGCTGCTATACCTTTAGCGTTATCACCTAAATTATTTTTAAGAACTTTATTAAGAGAACTATTAGTTTGACTTTTAGCAGCTTTACCCATTCCTAATTTACGCATTAGTTTAATAGGATAAAAAGCTTCTAAAGCTCCTGCTATAGTACCACCTGCTAATGAGCCTAATCGTGCTCTTGAATCTCTTTTACCAGCTGCAGCTACATCTCCATATATACTACCTGTTTCTAAACCTGTAGCACCAAGATAAGCACCAGCTGCTCTACCTGTTTGTACGCTAGGTATAAGCGTTTTAGTCATCCAGTTTCTAAATTTACTGCTTGTTGTATTTTTTAATGCACCTTTTACTCCAGCACTAATTGCTTGTTTAGCAACTAACCCACCTAATCCACCAGTACCTATCATTAATGCAATAGATGGCATAGCTTCACCAAGTAAAGCTCCAAATTTAGATAAAGCTTCATTTGGATTTGACCAATCTACATCCTCTACTTTAGGAAGTTGTGCTCCATTTGCTTGTGCTTCTTCTAAGTTGCGTAAATACTGTTCAATAAACCAAGTAGCAGTAGCTTCACCTCTTTTACCTGGTATTGAATCAGCAATTAAAGCTGCCATTCCCCAACCAGTAGCTTGCAACCCATCTATACCTTGGCTTAAACCTTTACCAGCACTTATCCAAAATCCTTCACCACTATAAGTTTTTTCATTAAAACTTCTTGTAGCTTCTTCTAATTTTTGTACACCATCAATATAAGAATCTACATTATATTGACTATAAAACATAGCATTAGTTTTAGGCGTATTCATTACTTCATTAATGATTTTGCCTGTTTCAGGATTACGTACAGTAATTAAAGGTCTACCATAATAGCCTTCGCCATCCTGGCGGATGTCTACGGCTATTTGACCACTACTAGTATTTTGTCCTTCGAGTAAAAGACGTTTAAATTCTTCAGTTTGTTTAGCTGCCTCTTCATTTAACATTCTCTGAGACACCATTGTGTAATCTTTTATGCCATTTCTTTTAGCATAAGATATACGATGTAGATCCCACTTTTTACTACGTTTACTGCCATCAGTAGGTTCTATACTTCCAAGATAAGGTATTAGTTCATTATTTTCATCATATTTAGCTGTTTCATATGCATCTAAACTAAATCCTTTGCCACCACCGTATAAACGTCCAAAATTACGTAAAGTATCAGCATCTGTGATATCATCAATATTTATATTTTGAGATATAAAGTCATTAGTCTTTTCTTCTGATTTAAGACCTAACTCTTCTTTTTTACGATTAACTAACTGATCTAAACTTTCAGTTTGTTCTGATAGTACCTTATCTAATACAGTACTTTGTTGATTTGCTAAACTTTGTAAGTAAGCTTCATCTATGGCGTTATTTGTTGCCATTTGTTTATTTATTTAAGTCACGGTTTTGTATTTCTTCTCTTTCTTTAATGAAATCCATATAACCGCTACCAGGACCTGTATACCAGCCACCATCCCACTCACCACCGTAACCATATTTTCTTAAATCTTCTTTGTTACTTACATCTCCAAAGATTGTTTCAGCGCTTTTTTCTTTAAAATCATTTTTATCAATTTTTTGTCCTTCGTTTTCATTCCAAATTTTAAAGAATACTTTTTCTAATTGACCTTTATCAAGTTTAGGATTATTTTCAACAAATTCATCAAAATATAAACTTTTAACAATAGATTTACTTGTTATAAATTTACTTGCATCTTTACCTTGTTCTAACGCTTCATTACGTTTAACTTGCATAAGTTTTTCATATAAAGCATCTTGAGAACCTTTTTCAGCAAAATCCCACTGTTTACCGTCTAATGTAAATGTCATGTCATCATCAAATGGTCTATCTGCCCATTCAATAGTTTGTGTATTAAATGCTTTATTTAATTCATCACGACTAATTTCACTTCCATATTTATCTAAGAATTTATTTGAATAACGTACAATTTGTTTTTGTTCTTTTTCACCAAAGTCACTTCCAAAAGGTGTCCAAGCATTCATCCATAAAAATCCACCTTGATTTTCATCTTCTAAATCTTCAAATAATTCATTTTTAGGGTCACCAGGATTTTGTGCATCAGATGCACTTATGTTAGATGAACTGCTACTACTCCTTGTTGATGTTTTTGGCACTGCTGCCAATTCCATAGCATCTTCATGCTCTATTCCTTGCATTAATTTATTAAAATAATGTTGAGTAGCTAATTGTTTTTCATAAGCAGCTTGTTCTCTATCAGGAGCACCTAACTCATAATTAGTTTTATTAACTTGATCTAAATTTAACCAAGATTGATTAGCTGCACCAATCATAGCATCACGTTCTTCTTGACTACCAGCATTCATTAAATCAGCTACAAAAGCATCTGTTTCACTTTTTTGTCTATCGTCAACGTATCCTGATATAGCTTCTTGTATGCCTGTACCTGCTTCACCAATTTGTCGAGCTGATTGGTTCATTGAATTTAGAATCCCTGAAGGATTCATAGGAGCTATGTTTTTCCAAGTTACTGCAGCCATGTTATTCTCCTAATTAACCTACGTAATTATCTGAAGTAGGCATACCTTGTGCAGCTGCCCAATCATTTCTTCTTTGAATCATATTGTTAGTTACTTTAGCTTGGTCTGCGTAATTACGCTCCCATTGGTCTTTCATTGTATCGTAAGCATCTCTCTGTAGACCTATGTTTTTTAATGCAGCCCATCCAGATGCTAATTGACCTAATCCACTTATAGCACTTCCAAAAGCATTCATGTTATCAGCAGTAAAGTATTTACCTAAACCTGAACCTGAAGGATTCAAAACTGTTCTATCAAGATTATTTGAAAAATTGTAACCACTATTATTTAATAAAGCTCGTTGTACATCTTGACCACCAAAACCCATGTCCATACCTGCATTACCAAAACTAGGAATCCCATCAAATGTAGCAGCTCCTGAATTATTAAAGCCTTGAACTTTATTTACATTTCCATATATAGAAGGGTATTGTTCTTCCCAATTAATTGCCATTATTCTCTCCGATTAGAGTTTACAAATAAAGTTGTTATAATCATACATCATAATTATAGCCTTGTATAGTTCTTTTTATTAAGTCTGCATTACTTGAGTTTCATATAAAACATCCCAAGTATTATCATAATTGTAATCTTCAAATCCTAAAACATGGAAATTGTTATAGTAAGCTAAGTATTCTGTAGGCATCATAGGATTAATAGTAGATTGCATATTTACATTAACTAAGTTACTTAAATGTCTTATAGTGTTAGGACTATATTCTTCATTTAATTCAGCTAATTGGTCTTCTAAACTCTCTTGTCTTTCTTTTTCTGCATTCCATTCAAGTGTTAAATCTTCTTGTAAGCCTTCTACTGTAGTTTCTATTACTGTTGATATTAAATCAGCTGTATTACCTATTAAAGTTGCTACATCTTCAAATGCCCTAAAGTTTATTCCTTTTCCACCACTAACTGTATATCCAATAAAGATAGCTACTGCAAATGCTAATTCAGGACTTACTTCTTTAGCAATAGTAATAATGATCTTTTCTATAACTAAATTAATTACTATTTGTTTAATCATAGCTGCAATAGCTTGAGCTGCAGCAAACTGACCTGATATGATTGCCATTAAGAATAATACAACTTGTACTATTTTTAATAACCCTGACCATACAGGTTGTTCAATTATTTGTACATCAGCTACATATAACGATATATGCGCACTTGCTACAAACAAACTAGACACATGGTCATTAGGTAAGGTTTTAATAACTTCGTATGAAAACGGTATCATCAAACCAGTAGGGTCAGTTAAATCAAAGTTAACCATCTTAAACTTACTAGTTTGTGAATCAATTACTCGTAACATACTTTTAGGTGAGTGCACAGTGTATGTGTTCATACCGTTAACTACATTTTGATAGTAAGTAAATGATGTACCTACAGTAGTAGGTTCGTTAGCTTTACTAATCTTTTTTACTCCAGATGTAATTGATAATGGTGTTAATACACAAAGTCCTGCACTACCATTTCCACCATCATTTCCACTTTGTCCACCTGCACCTCCACCCCCAATACTAACTACAACATAATCAGTAGAATTAGCTAATGTGTGATTTACAGTATAGTAAGCGCCTCTATTGCCTCCTGCTCCAGAATCATCTTGATAGAACCATCCACCATCGTCACCAGCTCCTGCTCCACCTGCTGAATAACCTGAAGCATGACCACCAGCTGAATCATTATAGTTTTGTCCTCCACTTCCTGAAAATGAGGAATGAGCTCCTGAAGGTACTCCATTGCTGCCAGGACCACCAAAATTATCTCCAGGATCTCCAACAGAAGTTTCACCCATACTATTTCCTCCTCCTCCGCTTCCACCTGAAGCAGAATAAGTGTTTAATAGTGTGCCTCCTGCATTATATACTCTTGCGTAAGTTGTTCCTCCACTATGTCCATTACTACCACTACCTCCTCTTTCAGCACTACCTCCACCACCTCCACCACCAGATATTTCGATTTTTAACGTTGCAGAAGTAGCAACTGGGTAATAAGTCGTATTGTTTGTTATTACTTGAGTAGTAGGAGTAGGTACACGTTCATATATTTCAGATGGTTTAACTTCGCCAGAAGTACTAATACTATTGTCTGAATTTATTATTGTTCCTGAAAAACTAATTCCTTGTGTAGGTTGCATCCAATTGGCTGCTTCCGAAGAATAAGAAGATTCTTGAGTAAGAGTACCTGCAATAAACGCTGCTAACTCAGTAGCATTAGAAACAAAATAACCTACGTTATAGCTTTTTATACCTGATGAAACGTAATAAGTACTTAATAAATTATTGCTACTATCAAATCTGCTTGCGTCTGAATAATATTTATCATATATATCTGAACCAGCACCTGCACTATTAATCTGTGCTACAGTGTAATTAGCATATGTAATGTAAGCCCAGGTAAATGCTAACTTATAATCACCTTGTGTTACAAGAATAGTATTATAAGGTTTGTCATCCGAGCTTGGTGTACTATCATAAATAGCTTTAGTTACACCTTGACCAGGGAATAACGTACTTAAAAATCTAAAGCCATAATTCATCGCTATTTGTGATGTATCCCAGACTCTAACACCAAAATTTAAATAAACATGGTCTACTTTATTTTGATAGTTAGCAATGTTAGTAGCAGCAACATCTGCCATAACTTCGTCAATAATATTTTCAGCGTCTAAACCTACAGTATCAGCTAATCCTATTATGCTATCGCGTTTACTAGTACTTTGTCCTGAAGCATTAAAATTAGTATTATTTAAACGTAAAGGTATTGCAGGCAATACACTCAGTGTTTCTGTACCAGTAGTAGTAATTTGAGTATTTGGATCATCTAAACCGCTATAAGTACCAGCACCTACTTTATATACAAATAATTTATTTACGCTAGGAGCACTGTCTAAATAGTAATTTACTATGTAATGTAGTCCCGTAGGTTTGCTAGGTATATTAAATGCAGTAAAGTTTGCTAAAGGACTTCCTGTACGTAATGTGTAATCATTACTACTACTGTTATATACAGAATTAGCAACGTTAACAGTGTAACTAGTTCCACTATGTGTAAATGTACTAGTCTCGTGTACATATGCTTTATTTTCTTGAAGCCAATATTTTTGCCAAGGGTTTACAAACAATGTACCTAATTTAGCATTAGATATTGTGCACGGAGCGCTATTAAGAGTAGTTAACACAGAATCGACTTCATCATAGTCGACAGTCATTACATTTCCTTTTAGAGTTGGAAAGTCTTCAAAATAATCACCATCATCAATATACTTGATAAATTTTCTAATGTTTTGTTTGCCATTTTGAAATAGTGTAGCAAATCTTAAAGCTTCAGCTATATCTTGTCCTTGAGTAATAGCTTTTACAACAGTTTCTGCAGAAGCTTTTTTATCAGGGTCTGCAAATAAAGCTTGGTTATGTATTTCAAATAGTTCTACATCATCACTATCTGTTTCACCATCTTCATATCCTAATAGATTAGCAACAGGAGATAGTACTGCATCTATAACACCTACTACAGCATCGACAATAGTATCTACGACATCAACGATTGCATCGACAATGTCTTCAATAGCATCTTCAATTACATCACATAAACCCATTTTTAATTAGCTAAAGGATTATCAAGGCTTTGTTGTATGCGTTTCATTAAGTCTTCTTTAGTATTATCGACTTTAATTTCAAACCTATCTAACTTAGTATCGTAATTAGTAAGTTTAGTATCTACAGATTGTAACTTTGTATCCACTTTAGATTCAAGATTCCACTGACTGTTGCGTAAGTCAGTCATATCTTTCTTAAGTTCTATCTTAATTGCATTAGCATGTTCTTCAATACGTAATACATCAGCAGAAGTCTTTGCCATAGAAGCACTAATGTCTCCTAAGTCCAAATTTGCTAATGCTTCGACTTTTTGATATAAAAGAAAGCCTCCATACAATGAACCTAAGATTGTAGAAATTAAAGCAAACAGTGCCATAATACTAGCCCAACTAAATCTAAAGCCTTTTACTTTGACTTGTTTAGTACGTAAGTCTTCAACTTCTTTAATTTTCTTTTCTAAATCATCCATTAGTTGTCGAACTCCCCTGTTTCTTGTAATGCTTTTAACAATTCAATTTCTTGCCGTAACTTTTCTACTTCTAGTCTTCTACGTTGCAATTCTAATTGATAAAGCGTATTACAGTTAATTCTTTCTTTTGGTGCATCTAGCGGTATTATTATTCTAGCATAAATACCTAAGTCTTTTGTTTGTGGGTTATCTGGATCTTTTTTACCAATAATAGGTGCTATTGCGTTATTCACAATACCTGTCAAACCAAATTCAAAATTAGTACTCCCGCCTATGCTATTAGAACAGTCTATGTCGCCAGCTTTAACACTATCTGTACCGTGACTAGCAGTACTACCTGGCAATTGTAAATTAAGAGATGTACTAGTAGCTACAGCTTGTGTGCTTAACAAAATTAACAGTAAACATTTTATTTGAATTTTGAGCATATTCTAGTAGCTAATAAAGTTTTACTTTCGTTCTTACTTCTTAATTTAGATAATGAACATATGTATCTAGCTTTATCTACATGTTCTTCTTTTATGTATACATCAAAATTTACTTCTTTTAAATAATCTATAGAAAGAATGCGATATGCAGTAACAAAAGGAATTGGTTTCCACTTTTCTGTAAACACTCCTATTTCATAATACTGCACATCTTCTCTTGCATTCCATAACCGCATAGTTGTCTTTTTTACATCGTCTATACCACTAACTCCCCACTTAGGATATGTAGGTGTCATTTCATGACTTAGTACTGCTCCGCTTAGCAGCAGTAAACATAATCCTATTGAGCTACGCATTCAGCTAATACTACTGCTTTATACGTACCACCTGGGAATGCACGGTTACCACCATAAGTAGCTACTGATGTTGACTGTATCCAAACACTACCTGCTACGCTAAGTCCATATTGACGCATTGCACCTGTTGTAGTTGATGCAGACTGATATCCACTCATACCACTTTCACCCGTAGCTTTTACAGTTACAGCACCAGTCCACGTTACATTGTCAGACAATGAAGGACTTGAACTAAAGCTAGTAGGATAACTTACTTGTGCATAGTATGCGTTAGCTAACGTAGTATCAAAACGCACCACAGGAACTTGACCTGCGCTTGAAGGGTCTGTTGTTAAAGTGTATGCGTTAGGGTTACCATATTTACCTGGTGTTACATCTGCAACAGTACATCTACTTTGAACACTTCCATCTATGTCTATTGCTAAAATTGGAGTAGCTCCAATCATTAAACTTAATGCTATTAATAATTTCTTCATCGATATTGCTCCTCTATCATTGTATTCATTAGTTTATCTTGTCCTAGACTTCTTAAAGCTTTTCTATTATCCACTATATCTTTATCTTGTAAAACAATAGCTTCTTTATATATCTTACCTGGTATGGTTGCGACATAGTAAGTGTTAATGTTTGTTGCTTGATTTATAGATTGTAATAAAGCAGATTGTGATATGTCATTTGCAATAGTTAATGCATTTTCTGCAGTAGCCAAAAGCATTTCTAACTCTTGCTCTTTTTCTTCTTCTTCATCTTCTTCTTTAGCTTCTTCGTCTTCCTCCTTTAACAATTCTTTATCAACTTCTGCTTGCGCTAGTTGAACTGATTCATCTTGTAATGCATCATAATCTGGTATTTCAGGTAATTTAGGTGGTTCAGGTTTTTTATAACCTGGACAGTTAGGGTCACTCTGTGGATCAAAACAAGGGTCAAATCTATATATGTATCTAACTTCAGGATTTTCTATACTACCTGTTCCTTCTTGTTTAAGCCTACCATCACCAAACACTGCAATAGGTGTGTATGGTAAAGCAATTGTTCTTCTGACTTCTACACCACCTTCTCTTTGTGACCAATCCTGTACATCTTGAAATACATAACCACCACCTACTTTATCGTTTTCAAGCGTTACAATGTAATCATCTTCTTTAACTTTAATAGGTGTGTACTTGTAAGTTACTCCTGAGATATCCATTCCGCCAATAGCATTAGTACCTAAATAGATAGGAGTCATTGACCACTGTAAGCCGTTGATTGCTGCGTTAGGTGTGTAGCCGAATGTGTAGCTAAAAGAAGATAAAGGCAGCAGCAGTAGCACCCATGATGCTAAGTACCTTATCACGTTTTTCTTGTGCAGTAAGTTCATCTTCATCCTCTGGCATAGGTACTAAATCAGTTCTAACTTCCCATGCTCGTTTAGCTTCTTCACCAATCAAGCCATCAATAGGACAGGGTGTACCTGCATCCATCATCGCTTGCCATACATCTTTATCTTGGCACATTATAGATACAGCGGCTACTTTCATACCCATATCATATAATCTACCTGCTTTTTTTAATCTAAGACAATTTGCTTCGGTGTATGTAGCACCTAAGCTTAAAGATAATATCTGTGTGCCTAAAGCACCACTAGAAGATATCGTACACAAATCTGAATTGTTACCACCTACATTAGGAGATATAGCTGAAGGTGGTGGAGACTTAACTGTAGTCTCATTTGTACCTGTAGTTGTTACAGTAGACGTAGTATTTTGTGTTATTGAACTTTCATCTACTGCCATTACAGGCAATACAAAGATAACCCAAAAACACGCAACAATACCTAAAGCTATAACATTGTTGCGCAATCTGTTAGACATTACCCTGTAGGTTCTGCGTTAGCAATTTGAGCATTTAGATCAGTTCCTACTCCTCCAGAATTAAGAGCAGTAACTGTTGTTACTGGTGTACCAGCTACATTAGTATTAATAGCCCAAGCATCTAATAAAGTTTTAAGATACTTCTGGTCAGCATTCCACTTAAATCCTTTAGCTTGTTCAGCTTTTAATGTAATGTCTTTACCCATTACACTATTAGCATTAGGTGTAGTGTTACCTGTTACAAGAGTTTGAGCAAATTCAGTTGTTTGTTTTTGCGTTAACAAAGCAACTTCTGCATTTGTTTTTTCTTGTCCTATTGTATATGCTACTGATTGTTGTAGTGCTGATTGCATTGCTCCCAAGTAAACTGTTGCAAAATCTGAACCTGTTATTCTACCTAACTGATATTGTGCTTCTAAGTGTGTAGTAACAGCTTCCATCAGATCATCAAATACACCAGTACCTGTGACTACGTTATTAGTAACTGTTAAGCCACTGCCTTGTGTTAAGTTTGCTTGGGTTAATGCCATAATATTATCCTACTGATCCTGTTGCTTTTTGTTTAACACGTAACTTGTCAATTTCTTCTGGTGTTAATGGAGGTAACACTTCAACATTGTATGCTTTAATATTTTTAGGCTCCATAACTTCTTGACCATTACGAGTTGTTCTTGCAAAGATTTGGCATTCTGCTGCTTTAAGATGATTATATAAAATCTTAGGTATATGCCAACCTTCATCATTGTTATACGGAATATATTTTTTAACAGCTTGACCATCATTAATAACATTACTACCTACTGTAAATATATCACCTACAGCATCTACTTTTAATGGATCATTTGGTCTAACTATAACTCTAATTAAACTTAATCCTTCTGCAGCTTGTAAACCTTCTAACTCAATGCCGTTATAAGTGTAATTATCTATCATATCATCAGTAAGAATAGTAACTCCCATTTCAGCAGCTATTTCTTCATCTGTTTTAGCAGTTGATTGTTTTGTATTCATAGTTATATTTATTTCATCGCTATTATTAATATTTTCTAGTGCTTGCACTAACTTTTCTCTTTTACTGTTAAAGTGCATATTTACACCGTGATTACGTAACTCATCACTAATTTGTTTGGATGTCATTTCGTCTATGTTCATAATATCTCCTATATTAAGTCTTCCCCACATACGTAGTATGTGAGGAAGACAAGCTTAATTAAGCTTTTTTACACCAAATGATTCCTAGACGCTCAGGACGTAGAGCCATGAACCCATAGTACCACTTGATTGAGTAAAAACCCTTTTCACCGTAAGGGTCGTTCACGTCAGCAGTCTCTTTACCTGGCTTCTTGTGAGTAGTAGTGAACTTAAGGCTCTTACCATCAGTTTGGAAACCGATAGTAGTAAATGAACCGTCACCTACACAAAGCATAGGGTAAATGTCTGCATTAGATGCACCCGCACCTGAATCATACTGCATTTCAGGAACTACAACAAAACGGAACTGGTCTACTGAACCAATCTCACCGTTAAGGATTGTAGAAGCGTCAGCGTATTTCTCTACACCAACAAATCCTGAACCAACACCTGAACCAGATATATCAGTCATCTTACGTACCATTGGAATCAAATCTGGACCAATGTACATAACACGTCCACCGTTAACAGTTTTAGTATCTGTCATACGAGAACCTGAAATAATCTTAGTTTGCTTAGGTGTCTTGTTGTTATCTAGCGCAATAGACAATGTCATCAAGTCATTGTAAGTTGCTACAGCATTAACGTTAGCTTTTGCTGCTCCACCAATGAAATAAGCAGTACCGCTAGAAGTAGCAGTATTGATTAGATCTTTCTGCAATTGTGCTTCAGTCATTTCTGTTGCACCAACCATCATCTCTTCAGTGATGTGAGACAACAACTCAGAGTCTGAATCAAAATCTAGAGACTCTTGAGTGTACTCAGTGAAGAAACCTTGCTTGATAAGTGAACCAGTAATTTGTGTACGCTTGAAACCTACACGGTTAACTCTTCCACCATTCTCAGTTAATGCTGGTAGACGATCAGCGATTACACCAACATCTTTTGATGAACCGTAAAGGTTACCATACATTTGCTTAGTACTACCACCAGTACCAGCTGCAGTAGTTGCATTAGCTTGAGTTGCATAATAACCAGCATGAGTTGCAGTTGCTGCTGTCCAACCAGTACCACCTGATTGTAATGTACCTGCTTTATCCCAAGCCATGAACTTAGTACTAGTTTGAATTAGACCGTCAGCATCAATACCTTGGTCTGTTGTATTCAAATCATCTAGTAATGGTTGATATACATCTTGCTTGATTGTCTTACCATGATGCTTAGGCATAGCCCTAACATCTGCCAATGGCATAAAGTACTGAATGTCACGTACTTTAATGAGCGCTTTCTTAAAATAAAAGTCAGTGCGCGCTTGTGCACCTACATTACTGGCGCCATTTGCGCCTGTGCCGTATTCTAAAGCCATATTATTCTCCTATAGCTGTATATTAAAAGAGAAAGACTATACATCGGCTAACTTCATAAATTCTTCGTCAGTCATACCTAAGTAATTAGTTCCAACTGATTCAGTTTTGCCTGCAGTCTTTCTTGTTCCTGCTGCAGCTTTACGTTTTTGTTTTACAACAGCAGGGTCCTTTGCTTTAGCCTTCGGTACAGATGCAGGAGGAGGTACAACAGATTCCTGTTGACTTTGTAGTGTTCCTTGAGACTGTAAGTGTTCTGCTACTTGTCTATAAGCAACAACATCAGGTACATTTAATCGTCCTAATGCACGTTCAGTATCAACAACTGATTGAACTTTATCAAAGACTCCGTTAAATACGTGGTCATTAATAATAGATATAATCTCTGGATTATCTGATATTAGATTTTTACTTTCGTTATCCCACTCTTTAGCTAAAATGTTTATAGTTTTATCAAAAGATGGGGTATCTCTAATATCATCAATTGCCTGATTTATCTTAAATTCTTTATCAGATACACCATAGTTATTAGGTTTATATGTTGTTTCCTCATCAGTATCTATATCTAACGGATCAATGCCACTTTCTTTTATAAGCTGAGCAATTGCTTTAGGGTCTTTTTTAGAAATATCAATTAGATTGTTAAGTTTACTTTGTTCTAACAATCCTTCTTTTTCTAACATACTTACTATCTTAAGATTAGGACTTAATCTTTTCATCTTATTATGATAGTCAGCTCCTTTTTGCATTAACGCTATTGCATCGTCAATATTATCGACTTGCATCATTCGTTTGCTAGCTTTAAATGGTGCCATTATCCGCTTATATGCTGCTTCGTAATCAATTTCAGCTTGAGAAGTATCCTTCTCGTTTTTAGCTGCATTGGTATCTTCAGTAGCATCTGTATCTTCCGACTCTAACTCTATAGCATCTTCTAATGTTTCGTCTTCTAGTTGAGTATCCTCATCTAGGTCAGCTACTTCATCTTCTAATATCTCTTCATCAGATTCTTCCGTATTACTTTCAGACTCATCCGTTTCCTCATAGGGGTCGACCCCATCAGGAGTTACTTCTTCGTCTTCACTTGTTACCTCTTCAGAAGTTTGCTCTTCTTCAGAAGTATCAATTTCTTCAGTGTTTTCTTGAGCTTTTGTTTCTTCTGCTTCTTCCGCTGCAATTAATTGAGCTTCAAGTTCACCTAAATCTTGTTTTAGGAATTCTTCATCATCCATTCCTAGAGGACTATTTACTTCAGCCATTGCTTAAGTCCTCCTGTAATATTTGAGTTCTAGCATCTTCATCTTCTTTATAAGCTTGTTCTGCTTGTGTACCTCTAGTCAGTACACTATCAAAGAAATTACTTAATGCTCCAATTCCATATATCATATTATCTATAACAGCTTGTTGTTCTTTATTTAAAGAACTGGCTTTTGCCATAACTAATCTAGCTGCTTCTTCTTTGAAATAGTAATCTAGTATGACTTTTTTAAATTCTCTATTTTTAAAAAGTTTTACGCAACTATTTTTGACTTCGATAAAATGCTTAGCTTGCTGCATATTATCTTCTAACTCTTGCAATTGTTCTTCTGTGCTCATCGTGTGTCCTCTTATTGAGATAAAAACAAAGTAGTAAAATTCTCCTTTTTCGCGATTATATCACTCTTTTTTCAAAATTACTGCCGATTTAACATTGGATCGTTAATTATTGCATCTGCAAATTTATTATCCATTGTATTTTGTTGATCTACTTTTTTCATATTTTCTTCATGTTGTCTGCCAACTCCAGACTCTTGTTCAACAAAATTCAAGTCTTCTAAATCAGACTTACTATTTAAGTTTCTAGATTTAGATATTTCTGTTTGTGTCTTAGCTTTCTTGTATTCTACATCTACTGCATTCTCAGCTGCTTTTGCACTTTCATTTTGTATTTGAGCTTGTAGTAATTGCAATTCAAGTTGTGCTTTTTGTTCAGCCATTGGATTAGGTTGTGGCTGATATTCTTTAATTTGTTTTGCTAAATCAGGCATTTTACGTAATCTAGCAATATCAGATAATATTATCTGTGACATAGATGGGTCCATATTATTACCCATTGTTTGTAACATAAAAGATAGTTCTTGTGCTTTTTCGTTATCAGCCTCAGCTGTAGATATATTTAATTTAATATCATACATACCACCTAAGTCTTCACGATTAATAGCAACAAACTCTTCATTAGTTACTCTTATTATTTCTTGGTCAGATAAAAACTCTGCATTCATAGATATAATCTTACGACCAATTTGATTAATACCGTCTGCTAATCTTCTAAGTATTCCTAACTCACGTTTAGACGCTGCATCTAATGCACTTCTAATACCAGTAGCTGTATTACCTAATGCCGAGCCACTAATACCACTATTAAATGCTTTAACACCTGTCAAAGACTCAGCTTCATTGTTTTGAAGATTAAGCATGTTAAGAGCACTGTTAGGTATTTCAGGATAAGTATCCATATGAAATGCTTGTCTAGGGTCTACATTAGAATTAAACTTATAATCAGCTCCTTGTTCAAATTTACGAGCATTAGTAACATCTAATGCATCTTTACGAATACCCATTTGACCATTAGCAGACCTACCAATAATATCAATCATACCTCGTGTTACAGCACCAATAATCTTTTGATTATCTTCTAATAATGCACCATCAGGTTCTCCGTATATATGTCTACGTACAGGTAAATATTGAACTGCTACAAAAGGTAACTTTTTATCAGGAAATGGATTACTTTCCATCCTAATTAGTACATCACCTACCCACGTAGCAATAAATGGTTCTACTTCACCAGTATCATTAATGTCCCAGTATCCCCAATATTCATAAACAATAATCTTTTTACGTGGATCATCTTTAAACTTAAAGTTAGTTTCATCTTCTAAATTATGGTCTGGTTGTGCTAATGGGGCAGCATTTTCTAAAATAACATGTTCTAGATTTGAGTATCTACCATCTTTTTTAAGTTCAGCCATAGATGTTTCAAAACTATAAATAATAAAATTAGCTTTATCTAAATCACCTAAACAAGTCGGGTCAATGATTACATTGTTATAATCACATACTTCTAAATCAGGTTGATTTTTAAGAACTTTTATTTGTTCTTCTATGTGAGAGCCTACTTGTACACCCATCATTGGAACACCTGTTTCCATAGTTAATCTATGAGCTTCTTGTATTTCTGGTGCAATATCTTGTTTATATTTTTGAGGGTCAGCTTCCATCATTTGATGTAGCTGTTCATGCATTTGTGCTGATTCTGGTGATGGCTGATATTCAAAATCAGGAACTTCAACTTCTATAGTCTCATCTTCGTATGTCCATCCTACTTTAACAATAACAGTACCTTCATCTACAGCTGTACGCACATACTCATCAATAAAAGCAGTTTTATCTATTTTGCAATTGATTTGATAATTTAATAATAAACCATTTTGTATAGCAGACTCTTTATCTTCAAATGTCATTGGAGACGTATTGAATAAATCATCTGTTGATAAAAAAGGTTCACTTAATGCAGCATAACGCCATTCAGCTTGTTTTCTAATAAGTTTAGGGACAATTTTTGATCTACCTTTCTTATTATTAATTGTTTGCTCACCATTTAAAGCACTTATCCAATTATCAACATCTAATACATGTGATGTATGTGATGACTGAGCTTCATCATAATCAGCTTTAAGTTCTAATAAATCAGGTGGATTCTTCCAATCTACAAGCTTCTTTGGTTCACTTAAATCTACATCTAAATCATGTTGTTTTGCCATTATGCTTCTTCCTCAAATTGTCCATTATTATATCGTTTAACTTTATAAATGATATGGTTCTCAAACTCTATTGGAGTTTTATCAATATATTTAAAGTAACCCTTATCATTATCTGCAAAACTTACATAAAGATCATCATTAATAATAATTTCATTAAAAAAGTATTTTAATAATTTTGCAAAATTCTTTTTATCTTTGAAATTATCTCCAATTGCTATTGTTAAAGCTAAGTATCCATTAATACGCTTATCATGCCTATAGTATAGATAAGCATTGCCATTTTGTAAAACTGTACATCTATGAAACTTAATATCCATTATCTATTAGGTTTAAAAAAGTTTTTAATTGCTTGTACATCTAATTCTTTTCTAGCAGGTCTTTTTACAAATGTAGGTAATGGATTTCCACTAGCACCCCAAGTTTCCATTGCTTTTTCATATCCAGCATCTGTTTTCCAAAATTCAGAGTTTTCATCTGCACTCCAGTAATTACCATTTTCTGCTTTTTTAAATCCTGGCATTTCTCCGTATTTAGGAGCTAATCCTTTTAAACTTCTGTTATCTTTCATTTTTTCATCAGGAGACATATTAAAGCTAAATATAGGCTTTTTTCTTTTTCGTCCTCTAGTACTTGGACCTTCTGAAAATGTATACTTAGTTTTCATACCTGCTTCAATATCTGCAGTATCATCCATAGCAGGAGCGTTACCTAATGGCATAGGAGGAAGTAATTCTTTTCTCACTCTTTTTCCTGTATCTATAGGGGGTGTATATCTTGGTTCATAAGATGACATAGCCCTACCCATATGTAAAAGTCTTCTTTCTTCTTTAGCTTTATCAAACATAGCTTGATCTGCTGCTGATACTGGTGTTTGTGTATAGCGATTCATTGTAGGGTTTTCAGCACCTTTTAATCCAGTTCCTCTAAGTATATCTTCCATACGGTATTTAGCATTCCAGTTTTTCCAAGGAGTATTCAAATCTGGATTATCAGGATTATAAAAATAACTATCATCTTTTTCATTTTGTGCTCTATCCATTATTTGATACATTCTTTCAAGACTTGCTCTTTTACTTGCAGCTTCTGCATCTAATTCACCTTGATTTTCTTGCCCAGTTATTCTTTCTGTTTGACTACGCACTAAATTTACATTGTTATTGCTATCATCTTTTTCAGCTTCTGCTCTGTCCATAATTGCTGCTAATTGTTTAAGATTGTTATTATTAGCAACAGTTTCTTCCATCGAAGCTGTATCTGTACCAAGAATTTGTTGATTAAGTCGTTCTTCAAGTTCTGTTGGTACTCTAAATAATCCATTAGGATTTTCTTCTCTAGTTGGAAAAGTACTTGCAAATGCATTTACATTTTCATCTATAAAAGCTTGTCTAACTGGATCAAAATCAGCTAATTCATTATTTGGTTTTAAAGTTTCTCCAGTATTAGATTGTAGATTATTACTACGATATACTGCAGCTTCAATAGCGTCATTTTCACTTATATGACTACTATTAGGTCTTACTCTGCCTGTATCAAGCATTCTAATAACACCTTTAGTAGTATAAACTTTACCATTAATTAAGCTAGGAACATTAACCCAATTTCCACTTCCTTCAGGATATTCTATAGTTATAACAATCTCAGAATGTTTCTCTCCTGTTTTAGTATTTAGATAAACTCGGTTACCTGCTGAAGTTACTTCATCAGTTCTCTTAAGCTTATAATCTTTATTAATCTCTTTTAAATGTTCTTTGCTTGCTGCCATTTTATTTATTCCATTTAGCGTTTACTTTACGATGTTTATTCCAAGCTGCAAATCCACCTAATCTTAGTCCGTAATAAGCTAAGTAGTTAATTAACCTGAACCCATTTTGTATTATGTTTACGTCTCTAAATATTATGTCTAATTGTTTTTGATTTCTTAAACCAATAGTCTTCTTTTTACCTTTACATAGTAATGTTTGATATTTGTAACCGTAATCGTGTATCAAACCTCCAACTAATAGTACACCCATTGGTGATAACCAGGTATGTAAAAACTTAGGAACTGATGCTCCATCAAATACAAATCCTTTTGGTATTACTAGCTCTTGCCCATCAACAATATAATGATAGTCTTTAACTATCTCCCATTTACGTGATACAAATAACCAGACTTTAAGTCCTCCCCAGAACCCTTTACCTTTAGTAGGTATAGGAATAGGTCTCATATGAGGCATGTCTATTGCTTTAAACTTTAGATTAGGTTCTACATGTCTATCTAAGAACTTCCAAAGACCTCCAATAATTATTAATACAATTACTAAACTAAACTGCCAAAACTGTAATGCGTAAGTCGTTAATGTTTCCATATCACTTCCCCTTTGCTAATTGTGCACCAAAATAAAACTCTATAATCATACTTGCCCAGGCAAATATTTCGTCATACTTAATTAAGCCATTTATTACTTGATATTCAATTACATCTTGCGTTATATCAAGTCCAAAGAAGCTAAATCCTTTATGAACTATTGGTATTGCTGTTGGTATATTAAACCATACGGGTGCTATCTGTGTGAATATTATTAGTCCTAGTATAGTTAATATAATAATTCGTCTATTCCAAGCAGCCATAGGGCTTTCTTTATCTGCCCAAGCCCTAGTTTGATTAATAGCGTCATTGCGTGCTTGCATTGACTCTATCATCAACTTCTGTTGTTCAGATGCTGCTTGACTCTTTAAAGCTATAAGTTTAGCAACAAAGCCTAACGCTATTGGAGCTATACTTGTTATAAAAGCTATCATATTAGCTTGGCTTTACCCATTTCTCTATTTTCCAAATAATCACGTTAAAAACGTATTTAACTTTGTTTGAAAACGTTTGTTTTATATATTGTCCTTTCTTGTTCTTTGGTTGCATTATATTCTCCTTTATAATAATTTAAGTAACAACTCTCCTAAACCAAAATCTGTTGCGATCATTAAACCAAAACCAATTAACAGACCTTTACCCATTGACATAAATTTTAGATGCATATTTTTAATTTCTCTAACATCTTTATATAAATCTACTATTTGTTTTTCATGTTTATCTATTTGTACTTGTTGCTTAGCCGTCATCCCGCTATCTCCATAAGTATCATATTAGAACCTTCTGCTTTACTAAACATATATAACCCACTACCCGTCATTAAATGACCTTGAAAAGTATAAGTAGTTGCTGAAGTAGTACTTGGACTATCTAAATACATAACATTTTGAATTGAATTACCTTCAGTGTCTGCATTCCTAAATTGCAAATGCTCTCTAAAACTGTCAGTATTCCAAATCGTAGTTGAACCTCTTTGTAATCGAAAACCACCTCTGTTTAAATTACTACTACCAGAAACCATAGCAGGTACAGTTGCGTGAATTAAAATTTTACTACTTGTTGAACTTGGTGTTATTGCTAGTGAAAAATGACTTGTCCAAGAACCTGTACTCGAAATCACAGTTCTACTTGCTGTGCCTGAAAATTGTACTACTTGCAATACACTACCAGTAGGCATTACCAATTTAGAACCAGCAATAGCCGCACTACTGTTTATGTCAGCATTTACAACTGTTCCGTCTTGTATTTTGTTGACTCCAGTTGAGCCACTAATCTCTGTAGGCATTATTTACCCCTTTGGATATTTGTCTTTAGTTGCTTTAATTGTAGTTTTCCAGCCAGCAACGCCATTATGATATATATCATCAAGTTGGTCAGCAATGCTTGGATATTCTGCTGCTCTATCTCGCTGATACTTGTTACCATCATAGACACCTTGAAGTCTTGTAACCTCTGCGTCTATCTCGCTCTGTGTTGGTTCAGTTTGTTTACTGTCCAGCCACTCTAATTCGTCACC